CAACAGTTCCCCAAGATACTGCGGTTCCGTTGGTTGTGAGGTACTTGCCAGAATTAGATGTTTGAGTTGGTACAAGAGCATTGATTGCATTGGATGCTGTTGTTTGTCCAGTACCACCATTAGCAATTGGAAGTGTTCCAGTTACGCTTGATGTAAGAGATACGTTGGTAATTGTATTGTTTGAAGCATTGATAGTCTTATTAGTAAGAGTATCTGTTGTATCTGTTCCAACAAGAGTGGTTGTTGCATTTGGTAAACTTACAGTTCTATCTGCGGTTGGGTCAGTAGCAACAAGTGTTGTTTCATAAGCATCATTGGTTGTGCCTTCAAAGATAACACCCTTAGTAGCAGCCAACTCAATATCTGTACTTACTTGTCCACTAAATGCTGGACTTGAAAGAGTAGGAGTATTGATTGTTGGGCTGGTCTGAACTACAAATGTAGTACCAGTTCCAGTTTGAGAAGCAATTGCTGTTGCATTTCCAACAGAAGTAATTGGCCCAGTCAAGTTGCTTGGAGCAAGAATTACTGTATCAATGTAGTTTTTGGTTGCTGCATCTTGTGCATTTGTTGGGTTTCCAAGACCAGTAATCTTGTTGGTACCCATTGCAATAGCACCAGTCATGGTGCCACCAGATAGATTTAATTTTCCGGCTAAAGAGTTAGTTACTGTGGTAGAGAAATTAGCATCATTGTTAAGTGCTGCTGCCAATTCATTTAAAGTATCAAGAGCAGCAGGAGCACCACCAACAATGTTATCTACATAAGCCTTGGTTACTGCATCGGTAGATGAAGTTGGTGTAGCAAGACTTGTAATTTTTTGATTGTTCATAGATACAGATGCTGTTGGTGCTGCCATCTGGTCTAGTCGGCTAGTGCGAACCTGTGTATCAAAATCAGAAATAGTGCTAGCGGTTTGTGTGCCAGTATGGTTTGCTCTAGCAAGTGGGTCTGTAGCCAATTTGCTAAGTGCTATAGCAGCACCAGAAGCAATATCAGCATTGACAATACCACCAGAAAGATTAAGTTTGCTGTATGCAATTGCTGCTGCTGAATTAATGTCAGCATTTACAATAGTGTCATTAGCAATCATTGTACTAGTTACTGTTCCGGTATCACCAGCAGTAATAGCAGTACCAGAAATTTTGGTCTTATCAATTGCAGCAGATGCGTTAATGTCTGCATTAACAATAACACCTGTAGCAATAGCAGTTGTAAGTGTTACCGCAGCAGTTCCATTAAATGCTACAGCGGATGCTTCTACATCTCCAGTAATTTGAAAATTTCTGGAAGTAGCAAGTGCAGTGGCAGTATCAGCGTTACCAGTTACATTACCTGTAATATTTCCAGTAAAGGTACCAGCAATTGCACCAGTTCCAGTAATGGTTGGGCTGCTAATTGTTGGGCTAGTTCCAAATACTGCAGAGCCAGTTCCTGTTTCATCTGTAAGAGCTGAACGTAAGTTTGCACTAGATGGAGTACCAAGAAATGTTGCTACGCCAGTACCCAAGGATGTAATTCCAGTACCGCCATTAGCAACAGGCAAAGTGCCGGTTACACCAGTAGTTAGTGGTAATCCAGTTGCATTTGTAAGAACACCAGAGGATGGGGTTCCTAATGCGGGAGTAGTAAGAATTGGGCTAGTTAATGTTTTATTAGTAAGTGTTTGAGCCTTGTCGGTTCCTACTACGGAACCATCAGCAGCACCCAATCCGTGCATTTCGTGAGTGCCGGTTCCATCATTGTATGCTGCGCTAGCTTCGATGTGTCGGTTTGCTTCTGTGAAGTCACGACCAATTGCCATGTGACGAACAACAGCACCAGCGCTGTGCGCTACTTGAGTTGTTCCGCCAACACCACGAACAACCGTAATGGAAGTATTGGTGTACGCACTAGGAAAAATTACATCAACAATTTCTTCAAGCGACGTATCTGGGTCAATAACAACAGTAAACGTTTGACCCGCTGTAAGCGTTAGGGTTCCCAATAAGTTAGCTGCAGAGCTAACGACCATTGTCGTAGCACTTGAGTTAAGTGCTGCCGTTAATGTAGTCTGTTGGGAAGTAGACAGATAATTACGTGTTGTCATTAGTACCTCGTGTAGTGGATGTTAATGGGATAGGTGTCGCGTAACTTGCCTGCTTCTTCTGTGAGGCGCTCTGTGTAAAGGCTGCGAAGATAACGAGCGGTTGCAGAAGCAGAACCATATTGAATCTTTGTATCTGCCAAATCCGATTCGGAAGAGGTGTAGTTAAGTCGACCTGGGTCAACAAAGGAAAGAAGGCGATACGATGCTCCATACACGATTACGTCTTTAGTTGAGGAGGGAAGTCCAGTTACAGTTTCAAAGACGTCGCCACTTGCTGAAAGCGCCGTAGGGATTTTAGAGTAGACAACCTGTATGGTACGACCCGGCGTGATTCTATCATAGATGCTGATACTGTTGCCAGTCGGATATTCGGTCGTATTGGCCATAGGGTCCATTCTCCAGCCCTTGACCCGCATCCACTCATCAGAAGGCCCAGTGGTCTTCCAGGAGACGTATAGGACCGTCTGAGCCTCCGCAGGGAGGCTGTATGTGGTCTGGGTAGAGATGAAGTTAAAGGTTGTACGGCCAACGCCCCAGAGGTTAGGATAGACGGCCTGAATGGTATCATTAATAGCCCGCTTGATAACTACCCGAGGGAAAGTAGGGGCAACAGTTACCTTGGTGTTAATGGCATGGGCAGCAGCAGTGGTGCCTTGGTAGCCACGTCCATAAGGGGCTAGGGTGGCGGTAGAGGAGATGCGGTCATAGGAGTCAACGTAGACCAGTTCATCTTCGATCTCCACAATGCCCTTGCCGATGTTGGCAACGCTGGCAAGGTTGAGGCTAAGGCCACCGGAGGTAAGAGCTTGTGTGAGGTGAGTCACACGCTCTTGATTTGCTGTGTAACCAGATAAGTTAAGGTCTACCTCGTTACATAATTCCTGAAAAGTTATTGTCATGAAGAAATCCTTCTTAGCGCCTCGGGTGCAGCAAGACCATTGGTTCCAGCAAGCACGTTGCAAATACCCTGAATGTCAAGATAACTCTTTGGGTCTGTCTTTCCAGCCTTAACGTTCAGAGCTCCCTGAACCTCAAGACCAGTTGTTCCTGCCCATTGGTTAGCGGCATCTGCATCGCCTTTAACATTAAGCGGCGTACGATATGTACCACCGTTAGCCAAACGATTAATTTCCGCAGTAAACGGAGATCCAACATTTCCTACCGCCATTACCTATACCTCGCAGTCTTCTTAGCAATCTTCTTTGGTTGAGCAACAAATTGTTTTCCAGCTTTAGTGCCACGACGCTTTGCTAAAGTTGTTGCCCGGTACTCAGCAGAAGTCAAAGCTTCTCTGGCTTGCTTAGGCAAGTAACGCTCTCCTGTTGCTTTGGGACCTTGAGTACTTGGCTTACCAGACTTGGTTCCCCATTTTTCTTTTGTCCACTTGCTTAAAGACTTTTGTGATTTTGTTTTACTACCCGAGTATCCGCCACCAGCTTTTTCATACGCTTGGGCTAACAACTGCGCCTTACGCGCAGACCATTGACCTGGCTTACCGCCTTTACTACCGGCCATGATTCTGTCTTTGATACGTTCGCGAAGAGCGGGGTTGGTATATGCCATTACCACTTAACCTTGTCGGCCCAGTAAGCAGCAGACATCTTTCCTTTAGCAATATTCTTTGCGTGACGAGCCTTAAATGATTCACGACGTTTGCGATAAGATGCAGACTCGTGTGCTTTCTTAGGAGAACCAGAAACTCCCTGTTGACCAAATCTAATGGTTTTAACTTTGTCCCCAACTTTTGCTACAACAACATGCGACTTCTTTGGATGATTAGGTGTACGCTTTGGCTTGTTGTACCCTGACACACCAGCACGAGTTAAACGTGAGTCTTTCATTTCTTAATTACTTCCTTTGTCTTAGGGTCAAGATATTCTCGGATCTTCCCATTTTTATCAAGGATGACGACGACCCCATCACGGATGATGGATTTATTAAAACCGTAGTGAGGTCGTCGCTTTCCTGATGACATTATTTAGCGTCCTGCGCCTGGTGTGTACTTAGCGGAGTTTCCACCAGCACGTGCTTTAGCCTGAGCAACTTGTTGTGCTGTTGGCTTTGGAGCCTTGTATGTTGACTTTTTCTTTGGAGCACCGGTGCTGTAACGGTCTCCACTACGCCACTTGTTGTAAGCGGCATCTGCAGCACTGAGTGAGTTCTTTGCAGCTGCTGGAGCAGACTTCTTAGCAGCAGGTGCTGCCTTCTTTGCTGCGCCCATTCCCATTGCATTCTTCTGTGCAGGAGAGAAAGAACGACCTGCAGTTGCAGCCTTCTTTACTCCACCTTGTGCAGCAGCAAGACGCTTTGCACCGTACATACGACGAATACCTTCGATGTACTCTGGGTTCTTGCTTGTTCCAGCTTTCTTAAGGGCTGCAGTCATTCCCATCTTCTTGATGGAATCAATTGTTGTTTGTGAAACCTTTGGGGTTCCCTTGTACTTCTTGGACATTGAAGTCTCAATCTGGCGCATTGGCTTACCTGAACCGTTAGCCTTTGCAACAGATGACTTACCGCCCGTCACTGGTTGCTTCATATTACTTACCTTTCTTTACGCCAGAAACTCTTTTGAGTCTTGGATTTGCTTTTACTGCTTGCTTTGATGCCTTGCGCGCACCAGCTGCAAGAATTGCGCCAGCACGTTTTTTCGAAATTCCCTGCTTCTTTGCAATTTGTGCTTGTACTGCTTTGAACCCTGGATGAGCTTTCATTCTGTTCCCTTACCCATTCCGAATCCTGGTGTATTGACATTTCCAACACCTTGCTTTTTTGGTTTGGCTGGCTTAGGAGTAGGAGTATTCTGTCTCTTCCAAGCCGCTCTTTTGTCGATATAATTTTGATAGTCCGCGTTGTAGTTATTGCGGATTAAATCCTTTTGCCATTGTGGAGCATTAGCCGGGATCTTTGGCATAGTTGGTGGCTTAGGACTCTTCATAGGTTGTGGTTTGTTAGCCATTACCGACCTCTTGCATTCATTGGTTTAGAAATTAAACTTCCACGCTTTCTGCTTGCTGGTGGAATCGGAACTGGTTTTGTTTTCTTTTTGTTGTTTGGAATAAGTGGCATATTGCGTGCCGACCCACCAATAGTATTTCTGTTGGCCATTACTTCTTCTTCGCCTTCTTCTTGGCTTTCTTCTTGCCGTATTCCATCATGCGCTGCTTTGGTCCTTCGGACTTCTCATGCTTCATCATGGCTTTCTTGCTTGTGTACTTCTCACCTTTTACTGACATTAGATGATTCCTCTCCCTGGCTCGTCTGCTTTGAAAGCAGAACCGAAGTGATTGCTAGCCGCCACTGCTGCTTTGATATCTTTCATTTTTGTAGAAGCAGGTTGTATGCCCTGCGATCTTGCATCGCGGTAGGCTTGCAATTCTGCGTCCCATTTCCGAGTTGACATCGGAACTCTTGTGGAAGCATCTCCGGTGCTTAAGTTAAGAGTTACTAACTTGCAACCGAAGCATCCATCTACTTCCTGTGGATGTTTCTTTAAGTGAAGCATGTGTCCCCTATACAGTTTGTACTGTGTATCCAGCAGCTTCTAGGCTTACCTTCTCTGCTGCCGAAACTTCAT